GGGCGAACATTAGAGATGGTCACCTGCGGGGCTTCAGAAAAGACGGAAGAGACTGTGGTCATACAATCCTTATGATTGCTGTTGTAGAAGCCATTGTTGGGAACGTAACTACAAAATCTATTCCAGAAACTGTTTTATCGTTACCAAAGCTAAGTACCGCTACAGCCTTGTTTCCTTGGGTGCTATTGTAAATCAATGCCCCACCAGCGGTAAAGGTTGCGGTAGACCAAGTAACGTCTGCAAAGCTACCCATAGCCGTTGAACCTGAAGTCGTAGGCGTAATCGAAGTCAACAAAGCCCCGCCAGCCGTGTAGCCCGTCCCGGTAATTTCCCCAGAAGTGGTGTAAACGGTGGTATCGCTATTTAAAGTAGCTGACGAATCGTACAGAGCAATATAGAACGCATCACCCGTAGTGGCAGTAAAGTTGTGCGTAGCAACAAGGATTTGTTGCTTGAATGAGGTGACCAAACCTTGGGTAATCATGGTACAGCTATCCTAGCTTGACCAGACCTGTAAGCATCCCTACGGTCTTTGCCATCACCCAAGACTTTGAGCAGCATCATGGACTCTTGGTACTTGGCTTCGTAGTTTGCAATGATGTCGGCTTCGCCCTTCATAAAGACTTGGGCTTCCCGCAATGAACCATAGAGCAATACCGTCTCAAAGTTATTACCCACCCATGAAGTACCAGCGGTAACAATGCTCTCTGGATAGTAGTAGTAATGAAGTTCCACCCCGTAGTTCGCATCCGGTGTCGGCCCGACAATCAAGGAAGTATCGGAGAACTGCGCGTAATGAGCAGGAGTACCTGTCGAACTAGGGGTGGGGTAGGCTTCGCGGATGTAGTTCACATCCTTATTCAAGAGAAATGTCTGTGCTGAAGTCGTTGGGTCTATGACTGCTAGAGAGAACGTAGCCAACCAATCGGTAGGTAGCGTCAGGTACTTATCCCCACCAGTCATAGCGCCTGTTTGGTTCTTCCGAATAGCTGGAAGCTGAACCGAGTTGTAGATACGCTCCTCTGCCAATTGAACAAACGTGGGAATGCTGGAGACAAACAACGACTCCGTGTTCTCACAGTAGTTCTCAATGGTAGAGACGAGCGTAGCGTAGTTCATTGGTCAGCCCATTGGCCCACGAGCCATACGACCTTTGGTCTGCGCTTTACCGCCACGCACTTGGATGCCAGAGGTCTTCATGCCCGTTTGGGGATAACCACCGCCACCAGAACCCGCAGGAACCTTAACAGGCTGGGGAACTTTGTACTTAGTAGTAGCCATTAGCGACCCCGCTGGTTGTTAGCACGAGCCATGTTGCGCCCAACTTGCTTCATTGACATCGAGGTAGGGCCACCTTTTTTCATGCCGTGCATCGACTTCTCATGACCCTTTACGCCCTTCTTTACTTCCACATCGGCAATCGCTTTAACTTGTTTCTTGTCCATATCCATCTCCTAATTAACAGACCAGTACGTTATGTCCGTAGGGACATGGTTGATATTTGCTTTGGTTACCAAGTAGTACCCACCACTGTAAGACGCTGCATCACCAATGGAGTAAGACGTTGTTGCACTCCAAGCCGCTACGTTAATCATCACCGTACCAACCTCTCCAATTGCAATCAGATAGTTGGGCGTTAGATCAGAATCGTATTGACTCGCCCCGCCTACCGGATTCCAGCCCCATTGTATAACCCTACTGCCTCCAGCACCATTGTTTCCTAGTTCATAATAGCTTGTATCTGGCCTAGGATTACGAACAGCCTGTGGGTCATTTACTGGGTACATCCCTAGCAACAACTGAGGTTGATCTGGTTCCCAGCACTCTGGGCAGACCAAAATATTCACGTTCTTGGTCTTTATAATCAAACCTTTTAACTGCGTAAGTTTAAACCTGAAACCACACCTATCGCATTCTGCAATTGCATTTTTGCCAGATACAAATTTACTAGCCACTTTAGCTGCCTATGTACTGTTCGCGGGGGACAAACCTGTTTGAAGCCTTCTCCCGATCCTCCGAAGCTGCCAACTCAAACTGCCGCTCATACTCCACCTGAAGGGTAGGAAGCCGCATCTCAGCCCCCGGAATCTTCATGGAAAGATAATACGCAAGACCCGCAACCATGCACGGAATAAATCTAAAAGGTATGTCCTGTCCATTAAGACCATCGCCTGCATCTTGCATTCTCCTCAAACGCCAGTAGACAAAGGTATAGGTAGTACCCGCATCTGGGGTAGGCCAGACGTTGATAGCAGGGAGGTTTGGGACATAAATAGCCGTACCAGTTATATGCGCCGCTGCCGTAGTGTTAGCTTGCCCACGGACGCAGTTCTGGAGCGTTGTGCTGGTCGTTCCGCTGTAGTAAATGATCTCAGAATCAACCTTGATATACCCAGCACTAGCCAAGGTAGTGGCGTTGCTTACCGTAATAGTGGTAGCCGTGCTGGTAACCGCGCCAACTAGGGTGAGGGTTGTAGAGCCAATCGCCCCCGACTGGCGGTTAATCCAGACCTGAATAGGGCGACCATTGGCTAGTTTATTGGGTATTGAGGAATAGGTAGATTCGCTAATCCGGGTGATATTGATGTCATTCTGATTAGAGGCTGTGCCAGTACGAACCACATGGTCTAATAGGTCTACCGTATCTATAGGCAGGGCGTAGGTGCTTTGTCCCGTTGCCAAAACAATCTGACCCTGCTCCACCGTCCACATGTTCAAGCCACGGTTTGCCCATTCCATTGTAAGAAGGTTCAATGAGCGCCTAGCCGTCCGCATATCGTAGCCAGACCGCAACTCTGCACCGCAACGCTCAAACGCCTCTTCAACCAGATTGTTTAGGTCTAGGTTGAATGACGTTGTACCTGTGGTGTTATAGGCCATTACCTACCCTTTTTAACCTTACCGCCCTCCTTAAACACCTTGGTAGGCTCTTTCCCGTCACGTTTAATGACGTTCTTAGCCTTAGGCATTTTAGAAGGGGCGATAGCGCCCATTCCACGGGAGGGGCGCATGGTTAGTAGTTTGTAAACTTGGTCTTGCCGCGTTGAGCAATGCCATCTGCACGGGCAGATACCGAACCGCCAGCAGCCATCTTGATGATAGTGCCTTTGGTCTTGCCACGGGATTCAATACCACCGCCTTTGGCAAACTTCTTCATAAACGCAGGTTTCCCGTCTTTCATTGGCATTCCGCCTTTTTTGTATCCTTTTACATCTTCCCTAGCTTGCATTTGAGCAGTATCGTCCATGCTTGTTACACGGTTGCTGCCTAAAAGTTTACCTACTCCGCGCATCTTATCGCCTACTTTGTCAGTGAATTTACTAAGAGAGCCAGAAACAGTTCCGGGAGGATTAAGGAACATCTCGCGTTGATAGTCTCGCGATGCTTGGTTGTACGCCCTAGAACTTGTTGCATCTTTGCGAGCATTCTCAAGTCCAAGACGTTTGGCTTCCACTACGGCATCTCTTTCATCGGCTGCTTGGCGTCTATTTGCAACCGTCTCCCGTGTTGCGGCCCTCGTATCTTCAGATACGCCACCTTCTTTAAACTTTTTCACGGAACCACCACCTTTCATTCCAGCCATACGGTTTAAGTTAGCAACGGGAAGGTCTAGCATCCCATGCTTGGTATCTTGCTTATTGATACGTTGCTGCGTAGTGCCACCCTTACCAAACTTCCTGCCTTTATCCGCTTCGTTGAAGTCTTTACCCACAGATTGCGGTACACCAACCTTCTTAGCAAAAGCGGGGTTATGGGCTAGTGCCGCCATGAAGTTATGCTGCTTCTTGGAGGAGGAAGGCATTAGCATTTCCAAGCCCGAAGGCTTTTGTTTATACGACTATTGGGATCATTAGCGGTTTTGGCTGAAGTCAGCTTCTTCTTCATGCCCGTCATCCTTGCACAGAATGAAGTCTTGCGGCTACCGCCCTCTGGTTGCGGTGCTTTGAGTCCGGGCTTACCGGGGTTAGCAGCGTTGTAGGAAGCCCTGCCCTTGGCGTTTAAACCACCCTTGGGGTTCTTGCCTTCCTTACGCGTCCAAGCCGCACTCATGCTGCGGTACTCAGAGTTTGTGCTGCCATCATAGACGGGTACAGCACATCCTTACCAAAGTCGCTCTTGAACTCATGGATACCCATGTGACCTAGCTTGATTGTAGGGTCGAGCCAGATGTCCAAGCCTACTTCACGCGCCCGATCACAGAAGAGGAAGTCCTCACCAATGTAACCTTCAGGGGTGCATTTGAAGTCAAAGTAAGCGTACATCCGCTCTTCGGTATTCGTATCCTTATGCTCCCACTCAGGGTGAGCGTCCCGCAGCACTTCAAACACACGCCGCTGGATCATCATGAAGCCAGTTGCTACACGGTACGCCCTGACCAAACCAGCCTCATCCATCGTCACTTTGCCCTGCGGCCCGTTTACACCATGCCCACCATCCAAGGACACGATGTAGACCTTGCCCTCTTTACGGGCTTCATACGCGCCAGCAACGATAGCTTTGTCCTGATTCCAGCACATCAACCGGATAATGTCATCTGCCGCAAAGGTCATGTCTGCATCAATAAACATCAGATGATCGCAGTCGGACTTCAGGAACTGATGGGCGATAATGTTTCGTGCGCGGGAGACAACAGAACAACCGCACAGGCTATTAACCTGTACGTCTATCCCATGTTCCATCAGCTTTTGACCAAGTTGCATCAACGATATTGCCATCTTCACACCCACTTTATGATCGTAGGCGGGAAGACCAATCATTAACTTCTTGCCAGCTAGGTCAAAACCTTTTTTCAGCATAAATCACCCGTAGAAAATGGTTACGCCAGTCTGGTTTGTCATCAAAATATACATACCAGTATAGGCAACAATACCCTCGCCCGGAATCAGTACGGCTTGATTCTGCGGTACACCAGACGTAGTAAGGGCTGCGGTATCAACAGAGGTCATCCAGCGACCCGTAGTAAAAGTACAGGCTACGCTGGCAGAAATACTCCTGCTGTTAATGTCGGTAATGGTAAAAGTATTAGCATCTGCAACCGTAGCAATTGCATAGTTGCCGTTTGTAGCAGAAACACCACCACTAGAGGCAAAGGTAATGCCTATTTGCTGCCCAACTTTTAGACCATGTGCGCTGCTGACAACGGTAACGGTATAAGCTGATTGTGAATAGCCTGTACCTGCCGCTACAGGAACAGCCGTGGTGTCATAGATGTTAATAGTCCCTGCGGTAGCCGAAGCTACATACAAGAAATTTTTGAGCCTGTAGCGCCCAAGAACGGCAAAGCCAGAACTGTTAAGGTGTGCTGATAGTACGTCTGTTTGCATCACAGTAATCTCCTATTATGTGAACAGGGGGCCGAAGCCCCCAGAAGATTAGCTGAACGGAGTCGCAACAGTACCAGACCCAACCAGAACACCATTTACAGACCAGAGGTTAGCAGCCAACGGAACCAAAGTTATCTGGCTACCCCGCGCAGCACCGCCAGTAGTCGTGGCATTAAGGGTAATAATCGTGCTGGTTACTGACGCAAAAGCGTTATAGACCGTGGATGTGACACCCAGAGTACCAACAAACTTATCTGAACCACCACAGGTTACGGTCTGAGCCGTAGCGCCAGCCGAGATTGCGTTGAAGAACAAATTGAACTCAACGCCAAGGTTGCTCTGAGTATTGGGGTCAGCACCGGGGCCAGAAGTAACTGGGTCAGCAGTTGTCACAATAGTAGGCAGCGTGATAGCGCAGGTTGCTGGAACCAACAGGGTGTGACCAGCGTGAGTGGCTACAGAAAGCGTTACCGTAGCACCAAGGGTCAGGAGGTTACCCGGGCCTTGGGAATAGAAACCGTTAAGCGAACGGACTGGGCCGTCGAAAGTCGAAATAGCCATGATAAATCCTTTGTGTTGTAGCACATTCCCGTACCGTCTCTACAAAGTCTGCTGGGGCAGTCTGTACGGGTGAAAATTCCCAGATAACAGGAGGGGTTTTTACGCCCCTCCTTTACATCATACTACTATTAGCTAGAACCTGAAGCACCGAAAATACCAAGCGGGTCAGAAGCGCCGAAGCTGTAACGCTCACGGCTCTTATAACGCACGTTGCCGGTATCGAAATCACCGTCCATTGAGTTAGCCAACGGGGTACGAACAAAGTGCTTCAAGCCGTTCGGTACGTCCGTGCAGAGGAACCAAGCGTTCGTGTCCGTCAGGAAGTGGTTAACACGGTAACCTTCGGGAATCGAACCATTGTTCTTCAGCGCGTTGATGTCGTTGTTGTTGGTGCTAGTACGCAGTTCCGTTTCCAGAAGACGCGTAGCAACAAACATCAGGCTCGGGGGAACAATCAGCTTACGGGGTTTTGCAGCGATGAGCAGACCGCGCTCATCCGTCCAAGCAGCGATCTGAATAACAGCGGCCTCAAGCGAGGTTTCATTCAGGTCAGCAGCACCACCCGTGTTGCTGTTTGTTCCACCAGAAACCAGCGGATGCGAAGCCGAACACAGAACAACACCGTCACCATAGGTCGGGCCACCAGCAAAAGCGTTGTTAAGGATTGCAGCAGCCTTAACTTGCTTAGTGTACGCCATAGCACGAGCCAAAGCCTTGGTGTAACGCGAAGACAGGGAGTCATACAGGTTGTCTTCGACAGCCTCTTCCGTAATCGAGAAACCAAGGGCAATCGTTTCGTGTTGGTAACGGGCCGTCCAAGCTTCTTGGGCGTTGTCGTATTTAATAGCGTTACCTTCATTCTTGACAGGAGCCGCATTAAAGCCCGACAGTTTCGTCTCTTCTTCAAAAGAACGCTCAGAGGTTTCAGTCTCGAAAATCTCTTTATGCTCTTCGCCGTATTTCGCATACTCCAAACCAAACAGAGCATTCAAGCCGGGGAGAAGTTCTTTAAGTAGTTGTGCGCGTGAAATAGCCATTATTTATCTCCTTACGCCAACGCCGTTGTGTTGCGATACAGGTGGGCGAATTGGTTCCAAGAAACCAAAACTTCCACGAACGAACCAGTAGCTGGCGCGGTATCGGGAACAACGTCGATGATTTTGACAGGAAGCGTAGCGGAGGCCACACCAGCGTTTGCAACACCTTGCGTACCATCACCAGTAGTCGTGCTACCTTTTGACGTTTGGTAGATGATATCGACGTTACCGCCGACCAGCGCAGAACGAGCAGCTTGACTTGCCGAAGGAGCAGCGTCAGCAGCGGATTGAATGGCGACTTGCATCACCAGATCAGGATCGTCAGCGACAAAAGCAACAGTACCATTCGGGCCATCAACTGCGTTGGAGATCGTGGCGGGGTAGTATTGCCCGAACACGCGCTGACCAGACGAATTGATGTAGCTGCAACCCATGAAAATACCAACAATTGCCGTACCAGTATTGGTAACAGTGTTGTTGTT